ACTACGGTGGCATTCCGCATACCTAAGAGCCACAAGGATTCAATCAAGAAAATTATCAGAGTTTACCTTGACCAAGTAGCAGCAACACAGAAGGCAGCATAATAAACTAACCGAATTCCACACACACATAAAGCCAAAAAATGGACATTTACACACTCTACCATAATTGCTTCACCGATAGCGATAAAAGAAATATCGCACGGTGGCTAAAAAAAGAAAAAATAAAAGCATCTAATGAGATGTTGTTAAAAGATTGGATTGAAACAGTAGAAATATCAGTTAGACTAACAAATGCAATAAAACATAGATTTTGTGATAATGACATTTATCCTTCTCAAATAACTAAAGAAATGTTTTTAATGACTCGCAGTGTAGGAATTAAAACTTGGAAAGAATTTCAAGAAGTAAGAGGTGATAATATTTGATAAATCAATCAATGGAAAGCAATTTACTTCTTATCCCATGTGCCATCGAGTCGGTCAGCACTCGAAGAGATAAGACCCTCAAGGTCGTGATAGGAACGCAAGAACTATCGCCAGCGAAGGCAGCCGAGTTACTCAATCAATGGGCATCGGGAGTCGGTGTGATGGCATTCAAGGGTGAGTCATTTTCATTCAACGATGAAGAGGTACTCAAGTCAATCAAGATAGATGCCGAAGAGATGGGGAGTAAGACACCCAGCCAACGATTGAGGTCTTGCCTGTACGTTCTGTTCGAGCGTAACGCAGAAGGGCATAACGACTTCAACAGCTACTATGCCTCTATGATGGAGAAGTTTATCGACATGGTAAAGAAACGAATCGATACCTACACGCTATGACGGATGACTTACTATTCGGCAAGAGTAAGCAAGCTATCGCAGCCAACACCCGTAGGCTGATTGCTAAAGGACTAACGCCACAACAAGCGGAAGTATTAGCCGTTCAGTTCGCAGAACGTCAGAGAAGTCGATTCGGAGCGAAGAAAGATAAGACGGTTTATGATATTGACTAACTTTGAATCATGGCTAAAGAAAGCGATAAGAGAGAAGTAGGCAGACCGAGCGTGTACAAAGAAGAGTATTGTGAGATGGCAGAGAATATGTCACTACTTGGATTGAATGACGAAGAGATGGCAAAGGTATTGTCAATAGCTACTTCAACATTTTACAAGTGGCAAAAAGACTATCCAAAATTTTCGGAGGCGATAACACGGGGGAAAGTCCCTGCTGACGGGATAATTGCCAAAGCATTATTCAGACGGGCAATGGGGATGACGATAACAGAAGATGCCTTAACAAGGGATGGCGATGTTGTTAGCTTAAAAAAAGAACTCCCTCCCGACACGGCTGCTGCTAAACATTGGTTAGGAAACAGACAGCGTGAGAAGTGGGCAAGCAATGGCGATACTAACATCACCACTACCGAGCCATTGATAATTATTAGAACGGAGGGAGATAAAGAGTAATGGGCTTCAAGCTAACTAAAAGACAAACGACAGCCTACGATATGGCAATCAACGGATACAAGCGAGTTATTGTATTCGGTGGTGCTATACGATGGCTGCCCCTCATAGAAATGTGAGGGGGAAATAATAACGTGGTGGCAAAACCTATTGGTTACTACTCACACTTTGTTCGCTTTGTTTACTCTACCCTCGCTCTCGGTGGGTAATTATCCGTAAGACATTACCCGATCTTAAGAGAACAACCTTTCCATCGTTCTCGTCTATCCTCAATGACGGGATGCAGAAGTACGTTAAGAAATGGAATCTTGACACCAACGTGGTTCACTTCATCAACGGGAGTGAGTTAATCTTCATGGCTGAGTCCTTCGATGATGATAAGGACTTGAATAGGTTCAGAGGTCTTGAGGTAAACGGTGCAGGGCTTGACGAGGTGAACGAACTTCAAGAGGCTACCTTCTACAAGGTGCAGGAGAGGATAGGAAGCTGGAACAAGGCGGTCGGCAATCCTCCTATCGTTTGTCTCGCCACTTGTAACCCTGCCAATAACTGGGTGAAGTCGGTAATCTACGAACGATGGAGGACGGGAACACTACCGGAGCGATGGGAGTATATCAACTCACGTATCACCGATAACCCATACATCAGCCTTGAGTACCTTGAAAGTTTAAAGGAACTACCACCTATCCAGTACCAGCGATTCGTAGAGGGTGACTGGGATGTGATGGATGACATCAGCAACCCGTTTCTTCATGCTTGGAATGACAACGACCACATAGATGATAGCCTCGCCATCAACCCTCATATCCCTGTGTTCATCTCAGTCGATTTCAACATCAACCCTCTCTGTGCCTTGGTCATCCAACAGACGGCGAGAGGGTGCGTGGTGGTGGACGAGATCAAGATAGAGAAGGGAAGCGTTGACTCTTTCTGTGATCATGTTGAATCCTACGGCATCCCGATAGGGCTGCTCAGAATAACCGGTGATGCGATGGGTAACGGTAGGAGCATCCAACAGAGAGATAACAGTTCAGCATATACGCAAATTAAAAGACGGCTTAAGCTGGGCGATAGTCAGATAATCATACCAGCCAACCCTACCCACTTCAACAGCCGGATTGATTGTAACAACGCACTGAGGAAGCTGGACATCAAGGTCAACTCAGTACGGTGCAAGGGCTTTGTTTTCGATGCCAAGCAGGTGCAATGCAACTCTGACGGGGGAATCATGAAATCCAACAGAAAGAACTTAGCGGAACGTGCCGACTTCTTGGATTGTTTTCGTTATTTTGTCAACGCAATCCTAAAACGATACCTATGAGCGTTTGTTCACTATGTTACAATGCCGGAACGTATATCGAGTCCTGTGCTTCAGGGCTTACCTTCTGGACGGTCACACCTGACACATCTTTCCTCGTCTGCCTCCAGCACAACGCGACAGGGCGAGTACAGACCTTCCCTGCTACCTCCGATGAAGACGGTATCATCACCGTTGAAGGTATCGAGGTTGATCCGTTACAAGGCTATACGCTATTCGTCACCCTTGGAGGGGTCAACGGGACGCATGAGACGATTACAGTAGATGCGGTGGCATATACCTGTATCAGCTTCTCTATCGTGCAGTCAGACACAGAGCCAGCAGTCATAACACTTACCGACTGATGAAAATGCTACTCGCTATCATAGAAGGATGGTGGTACTACGCTACCAGCAACAGAGAGGCACGGGCAAGGAGCAAGCCGAGAACGGCGATCTGTTCACCCTGCCAGCATAAGGACAATAGGCTCAACATCTGCAAGGAGTGTAAATGCTTCCTTCCGGCGAAGACGAGAGTAGAAGATGCACAATGTCCATTCGGCTACTGGTGAGCAGCTTTATCATAGTCAACTCGGTGCTGATGGAATATGACGGCACAATCGAAGATGAAGAACTTCGGAACATGAGTGCTGTTGAGATAGGATCATGTAAGGTGATAGTCAGCATCGCCAATATCGAGATGGTGGTAGAGTTACCGGACGAGAACAGAAGCGAGATTAAGACAATAGGACAAGAGAAGATATACTGCACAAACTCAATCGATGAAGTTATTCAGAAGATTAATGCCTCGCAAGTTGTGGCATCTATTCAATAGGTGGTCAGCTAAACAGTCCACGTTGAATCTCGTTAAGATATTCACGCACGATGGACATAACTACCTACGCTTCCCGAAGGAAGTAAATATGCCACTTGAACGCTTCAGTATGTCTATGGCATTACTTGAGCGGTTGAGCAGCGGACTATCCGGTAACGAGATGGAATCAATCCTCAACGAGATGGAGAAGGCTTTGAGCGCAGGACTCGGCAATCCGAAGAACGCAGCGTTGATGGCTACCTATATCCACATTATCAGGGAGCGACAGGACACGGTTATACATCGTGACTTGCTGCTTAACATCGCTGCTACTTGGGTGCTGCGTGATGATGAAGACCCGTACATCATCAACCCTGATATTCACAAGGAGAAGCTGGACGTATTCGAGGCGATGTGCAAGGAGGGGTCGCATGATTTTTTTACACGACTGGCTATCGAGCCATTGACTCCCTTAATGTCTATGTCAGCAGAAGACTTTCAGACGCTATGGGAATACAACGTGCAACAGCAACGCAAGCTGATAGCAGCATTAACCCTGCTCGATACTCACCGCGATACAGGGCGAGTAAAGCCCAAGAGAAGCTAAAGGAACAGGTGATGGCGATGTGTGACGGTGATGTGCTGGCATACAATCAGATGATGCGTAACGATGTTGAGGTATTTATCCTTAAATTTGAATCGTTCGTAAAATCTCTCAACCGTGGCAGCTAACATACTCGTAACCTTCACAGCCGATAGCGACTCCTTAGACGCATCAGTCAAGCAAGCAACTAAAGACATAGCCTCCATCGGAGATAAGGCAGCACAAGCAGGGGCAAAGGCATCTGAGTCATTCAAGGAGGCTGGCAAGTCTGCTGCTGCTGCGTTCAGTAGTGGTCAAGTAAAGGCAGCCATCGATGGACAGATTAAGAGTATCGACTCGCTCAAGCAAGGAATTGATAAGCTGTACAAGGAAGAGATTAAGTTACTCTCAGCAGGGCAGAAGCAGTCGGCAGCGTATAAGAAGAACGTTGAGGAGGCTGCCAAGCTACGGGCAGAAATAGAGAAACTAAGCAAAGGAACGAACGTCTATGGTAACGAGACAGGAAAGGTAGAGAAGGCAGCCGTATCGCTTAAGACACAACTTAAGAACCTAAAGGCTGAGTTATCCAACCTTGAAGCACAAGGGCAGGAGAACAGCAAGGCATTCCAAGACACAGCATTCCAAGCAGCAAGGTTAGAGGATCAGATCGGCGATACGAACGAACGGGTACGGGTGCTGGCATCCGATACCTTCAAGTTCGATGCTGCTGTCGGTGCTATCAAGGGGCTGGCTGCTGGCTTCTCCATTGCTCAGGGTGCTGTCGCTATCTTCGGGGAGGAGAATAAAGACTTGCAGAAGGTCATCGCTCAGACACAAGGGGCGATAGCGTTACTCACAGGACTTCAAGAGGCTGCTGCTTTAGTGACCGGACAGGGAGCAACTAAGATAGCATTTCAGAACATCTTCATGAAGGAGAAGGTAGTAGTAACCACGGCTGCTGCTACTGCAACGGGCGCACTCGCCACCGCTGAAGAGGGTGCTGCTGTCGCTACTCTCACAACCGTACGTAGCCTTAACCTTCTCAAGCTGGCTATTGCCGGAACAGGAATAGGGCTGTTGGTGATTGCCTTGGTTGAGTTGTATAAGATTTACGAACGTAATCAGGAGGCAGTTAAGAAGTACAACGCAACGCTGGCAGAGCAGGAGAAGCTAAACAGAGAGGTGATAGCTACTTTGATTGATGAAGCCAACGCTCGTAAGGATGTCAATGATAAAATACTTGTTGCAACGGGCGAATTAAAACAAGAAATAGCTGACAAGAATAAACTTGAGCGTGATGCAGCAGCAGCATTAACGAAGACGTTGAGTGCTGAGTTCCTTCAGAAGTCAAAGCTACTTGCGCAGCAGATTGAGATTAACGCTAAGATTGAGAAGAACAAAGAGATCATTGCTGATGTAGCCAATAACTTCAGCATTGCAGGGATTGCATCTAAGAAGTATGCAGAGGCTGAACTTGCTACCCTTGAGAAAACGAGGACGGCAACGACCAAGGCATTGACCGATGTTGATGCTAACATACTGAAGCTAAAGGCATCAACTACACAGACCGTTCAGCAGTCCAAGCAGCTTATTGACATCGAAGCAGCTAAAGAGGCAGCGGATAAGTTGAGTGACTTACGA